AACGTGATGACGGTAGCAAAGTTGCTGTCAAGCTGTGACAACGGAATAGATGCCGTTGCCGTGCCGAATGTATATGGAACTGCCATTTAGAACCTCACTCTTAATTCATGTTCAAACTCAAACGTGTTGTACACAAAGCCTGCGCTATTGCTAGTGATGGTCAAGCCCAAATACTTGCCGTATTGCTGCGCGTCACTCTTGTACAGGGCGTAACCGTTGGACGTAATCCATCCAATAGTTGTACTACTGTTGTTATTCCAAGGTATAGCTGCAATGCTATTGTTATACCAAATAACTTTGTTGTCTAGGGTGTAAACCGGGCTAGAACCAGCCTCACTGTCCACTGTTACGCTGATAGTAGAAGCATTGTTTAGCGTAGCCTCTATGCCAAACTTTAAAGCCTGCTTAGTTCGGATAGGGTCACCCATAGGCATCAGAGCCGTGCGGATGGTGCTGGCTACGTTACCGCTAGAGTCACTGTACAAACGGTAAAGTTCTGTGCCAGTAGTGCCGTACAGGTTAATCACCCCAGACAAGGGGACAGACGTAATGTAAGTCAGGCTTCCTTGGCTAGTAATAAACCACTTCTTTTCAAAAAACACCGCTTGTATAGCGCGAGTAGTAGAGAGCGGGTCATTGTAGGTAAAGGAGAAAGACGCACACAGAATGTTGTTTAGCAACACTTGACCAGCAGACACAGGCTTTGTGAAATCTATGTACGGGAAGATACCGTCTAGCTGGTCAGAAATCTTGCTGGTAGTAGAGCCAACCAAAGCGTAGATGCCGTAATCGTTCATAAACAGAACAGAGCGGAAGTACGGGAAGATGGCGTATATACGTTTTGTACCTACGCTGGCGCTGACGTTAGTGTTGGTAAACAGAGTTGCGCCGCTGGTGGTAACCCGCAAATCTGAGAACACATTAATGCTGTCATCACCAAAAATGTACAAAAAGTTATTGGCAGATAACAGGCCTTTGATGTTGCCGTGGAGCGTAGAGTCTGTCAGAACTAAGGAGCCAGCAGATACAGAAGTAAAGTCACTGTAGCTACCCGCAGCAGAGTAGTACACAGTACGTCCAGCAGCTACCCACACTCTGCCAGAAAAAGTAGCAACATCAACTATCTGGTCAAGGTTAATCACCCCGGTAGCAGTAGCACCAGAGCCGGGTGTTGGGCTACTATCCACAATAATAACCGCTACGTTAGACGCAGATGTGTATCCAGCACCGGGGTTGGACATCAAAATCTGGGTAATCTGACCGCCTCCAACAATAGCGTTTCCAACTGCGCGGGTTGTATAGCCGGTTGCATCTCCAATAGTCACTGTGACGTTAGCAGAATTGGTGTAGCCTGTTCCAGATGTGTTTATTACTACAGATACTGTGCCGGTCTTAAACGTGACAAGAGAAGAAATAGCCGTAGCATTAATAGTTGCACCACCACCAGCAATAGTGACGGTAGGAGGTAGCGTGTAACCTTGACCAGCGTTTGTCAGAGTGATTGTAGAAACTACATTAGCTAAGATTGTTGCCTCGGCTGTTGCTTGCACATTGCCTGTAGTCTCTTGCGGAGCAGAAATGGTAACGCTAGGAGTTGTTACATAACCAGCACCAGCATTTGTAATACCTATAAATCCTACAGCGCCTATGCTAGATACATTTGCTCCATCCCAAGTAAACAATCCTTTGTCTGGGTCACCAATGATGACACGCTGGTTCTTGTATTGGGCAGCAGATACATTGCCAGAAGAGAACGTGCCAGCAGAAGCAACATTTGCTATGTTTGCAGTACCACCAGTGTCTAGCTTGACGTACTGCGCTCTACCGTTTGTTTCAAATCCAAGGATGTAATCGTTAACATCAATGTTGGCAGAGGTAAGAAAGCTGACCGTGTTGGCAAAAGCAATAACATTGTTGCTAGTGTCTTTAACAGCAGATTGAGAGGGAACAATTTTAATGTTGCCAAAGCCAATTGGCATGGCATTCTCAATCCATGCAAACTCATCCTCTCTTATCGCCGTTCTATTAGCCTTTGTGTTTAGGCTAGTAAAGTTCTTAACGACAGCATACGACTTTTTTTGCTCTGCTGCTGCCATGATTAGTACGGGCTAGAGTAAGGGTCAGGGATGCGGCGCGTGAAGACGGAGTTTTGCACAGCATTGACTTGCTTGCCGTACTCTTGTTTGTAGATTTCAGCTTCACCGTAACTTTGTTCTTTGTACTTGGCTTTGTAGGCTGCATAGAAAGCAATAGGGCCAGTGTACGGAGCAACAATGGTGTCAGTTACGCTAGGTGCAGAGGTCTGCAATGGCGTAGGCATAATTACCGTGTCTAGTTCCATGTAGTAGCTTTGGTCTGGAATAGGAGAGATGTAAATCTGACCTTGACCATAAGTTGAGAAGCAAATAGGCCTGCCAACATAGTTTTGGTAGTAACGCAGTTGAGCATTGAAGTTTGTCCACGGTAAGTAGCGCAGTGGGATACGGCTGTTGCCCCAATATATGTTGACATTCATGATGTCTAGCGTGTACGAACCATTAGGCAGGGCGGCGTAATTGACAATTTCCGCATTGCTGGAGTATTGCAGCGTTGCCGTACCGTTGGTGAACGGGGCAGTAGGAGGAAACGTAGCGCCAGATGCCGGGTAAGGCGGGGCAGAAGTGTCAGTTGTCCCGCTACTAATCACTTCATAAATGAAGATGTTGGAAAACAAGAACTCACCGGCTGTTACAGGTGTGCTTGCCGCCCATGCAGTTGCTACTACTCCCGTAGTAGATAACGGGGTCTGCGTAATTTGAAGAGTGCGTAAGCACCCTGTGTCTCTGACTACTCGCTCACGCGCACTATTGATATAGTCCGTTAACTCAGCATCATCCCAGAAATTTCCGTTGGCATCGTGTAAGAGCCTGCGGACTTCCGATATGTAGGAAGTAAGTGTTGCCATGTTGCTTCCATTTTATGCTGCCCTTTGGGTAACTTTTCCCCCTACGGATTTCTCAATCCGCAGAGGTACTACGCTAACCGCCGAGGGTAACGAGCGGTGCTGTTCGGGAGCCTGAGTAGTTATTTCAAACTTGCTCAGTCTTTCAATCCCAGAATTTAGTTCTGAATGAGAACGTATCCAACCCAACCGGGCCAGATACGGTTCTTTATCCTCTGCACCGTAACCAAACACATGCTTTGCAACATGCACAGGAACTTCTACGGACTTACCTTTAAGAAATTCATAGGAAATGCCACTGTACCCATCTGTGAGTGCAGTGTCAGTTCTGTTGGTTACGAATACAGTTTCGGTCATACGTTCACAATGTCACCGTACACCGTAACTTCACAAGTTGCATCATTAGCAGTAGTTACTTTTACCCACAAAGCCCCAGACGAATACACGTTAGAAACGGCATTAGCGGTAGGAGCAATGTCTTGAAAAGTAGTTGTGCTTGTGATGTTTGCAAGTTTGGTGGTAGCAAATACAGCGTTAGCAGCATTGCCATCACTAGACGTAAGAATACTCACGTTAGCGGTAGCAGCACTTGCGTTTGCATTTGAAATGGTGACACGGCGAACAATGAAGCTAGTACCAACCACAGACATTACGGAAGCAGCATTACTTACCGCATTTAGCGGAACTGGTACTGCTTGGGCAATAGCAAAATTGCCAAACCTGTCTGGAAGAAGAGAGCTTACATGGTTTGCGTTCATGTCAACTCCTTAACTTGAGTAAGTGCCGGGAGCGTTGTTACCACCATTAGAGGTGTACAGAGTCAAAGACTGAGTGCTGGTAGTTGCGTTTGCACGAACATTCCAACCGTCAGAAATAACAGTGCCACCAGTATTGGCTGCAACATACGTTGTCCAAGCATTAGCACCAGCAGAGGTGTAAGCATTTACTTCAATAATCACGTTATTCGTGGTTTGAGGAAGAATGTAAGCACCAGCAGGAACAAACTGAGCGGACGATACGCCAGCGTTCATCAAGGTTGTATTGCCAATACCAATAGCGGTAATGGTGATGCCTTGGAGATACGCACCAGCCGTGTTAGTGGCTGCATTGGCAAGAAGGATTTTATTTAGAGACAATGACATGTTCTATGCTCCTTACAGCGAGAGGTAGTTGTAACCTGTCACCTTGGTCATCGACTTAGGCTTGACGTTCACCAACTCGGCAATCATCAAAACCGCACCGACATAACCAATTTGCCAGTTAGGAAGCGTAGATTCAAATCCTGTAAACACGAACGAACCTTGCTCATGGATGTAGAGCGAGAGATAGTTAGTGTTGAGGAAGTAAACCGTACCTTCTGGGCAGTATGGGTCTGGGTAGATAGGTACACCAGCAACCATCAATGCGCGGAAAGCAGCTTGTGGGCCATTGTTGTCGCCATCAAATCCCGAACCGGGGGTGATGACATATTGCTCTTGACCTACAAAGTCTTGAGCCAACAAAGTCCATGTACCAAAACCGCAAACACCAAAGCTAGGCATCTCAGCACCGTTCTTCACAGTACCAGAAATGTATTGCAGGATGTTTTGACGGGTTGGGTTAACCGAGCCAGCAGCGTACTGCTTGGACTTCCACCATGTGTAGGTAGAACGGTTAATGTTTCCGTAAGTAGCAAGCGTTGTACCGTCATCCACAGCACCGGGCAGTCCAATGAACTGTTGGGTGTTAGTGGTGTTGGTATACAAAGCCGTAGCCATTGCGTCCATCATCACGTTGGTGGCATCGTTCATACGAGCCTCAATCAACGGGATAATTGCTGCATCTTGTTGAACTGCGCCTTCCATACCGAGGAACGGCACGGGAGAAATCATCAGTTTCAAGTCAAATTCAGCGTTGTAAGCGCCTTGTTGAACTGACGGTTGGGCAAAAGAGCCGCTGTAGTCAGACCACTGAGCATTTACAAACTGAGCGCCCTGTACGGGAACAGTTACAGAAGATACACCGCCACTAGCTTGCTGACTATTGCTAATCAGTGCTGCCAACAAAGGTGTAGAGTTATAAAGCTGGACAACCAGCTTGGGGATAAAGGCTCTACGAGTTACATAAGTCAGTTCAGTAAACTGATTCGACCCTGTAGCTGGTAGGATGCCGCCGCCAATAGCCATAAGGCCTCCTTACGTCACGATAGACAAAAAAATACCCTCTTTTACAAACCGATAGGGCGAGTGGGCCTACGCAAATCACTCAATGCCCTTGCTGCTTCTTCACGCGCAGCACCGACAGGGTTCTTCCAATACTTGTTGAGGTCAAACTGTTTAACAGGTGACGGGTTGTATCCAGAAGATGTTGGTACTGCTGCTTGTTTCATCCAGTTGTGATACTGGGCTGCTGTCTCATGGTTGGTAATACCTTGCTCCAGCATAATTTTTTCTACGTCTTTGACTTCTGATTCAGAAGAGATAAGACCCTTCTTCACCAGAGAGTTACGGCGACTTTGCAATTCTGCAATTGCATCACGCTCACGCAACTTTGCTTCCAAGGCTTGTACACGCATCTCTGACTGATTAACAGCGTTGCGCGTATAGTCTTCCATATCTAGTTCTGGAATAGGAAGGTCAGGTTTAACCTTCTTAGTCATCCGCAAAAATTCTTTACGAGTTTCGGGATTCTCAGCCAGCATTTGAGAAAGGGAAGCCAGTTCATCACGGGCTTCTAAGGAGACATTTTCTAATGACATAGTGTTACCCTCTTTATACGATTAGATTACTTTTTTACCGTCAGCAGGCTTTTGCAACGTCATACCAGTTTTTCCAACTTTGCTAGGGCTGTTAAGGCCACCAAACTGAGAAAAACGGGGGGTGTTAACCATTACGCCGTTGTTCTGATTGTTATCAGTAGGACGGCGAGGTGCTGCTGCTCCACGGGGCTTAAATAAATCCATGATGGACTCCTTACATTGGGGGTGGTTGTGGTGCGCCGGGTGAGGGCATACCGGGAATCGGCGCGCTTGCCATTGCTCTTCCCTCTGGGCTTGCGCCACCAGCTTGAGGTAGAGTTTGCAACATTTGCAGAATTTCTGACTGTTGCAACTCATTAGTTTTGTTTTTGCGTGGCCCCATAAGGCCGGTCAAAGAACGAATAGCTGCAAGAGCCTTTTGCCCTTCTACTGACTCAGACCCTAGAGCGGGGAGCGACTGTTCTAGCAAGTCCATCGCCATGCCAACATTAATCATGGCAGCTTCTTTGCTACCCATTTTTGGCTCTGGAGTGGACATGGGGCTGGACATGGGAGGGGTTGAATCCTCCGACATAGAGGGAGAGCCGGGTATGTTGCCAGTAACTTCGCTTGGAACTAAAGAAGGAGCGGGGGCTTCTGCGCCAGCAGAACGACTGCCTCGCATTAACTCCATCAATTTATCTGAGGGTACACCCATAACTAACTCCTTTGGCGCGTTTGTAACACATACAAACAATTTGTCAATAGGTGGCAGTTATTTATCATCCAACTGCCAATGATGCGCTGCTCTAGGCAACCAAGGTTTGACCCCTGATTACATGCGAGACTTACGTCCTTTACGACCTTTACGCATAATGCGCTCCTTCATAGAGGCGGCCACTTACTTATTAGGGGAAGCAGCCATACCCTTTCCAAATGGAACTCTTAGCGGCAAGTCTTGCGACTACGTTTAGCTGTTTTGTTCATAAAAACTCCTGTTGGTTAACGCCGAGCATAGTCACGTTGACTACGCCCACCGTTATTTTTATATCCAACTTGCCGATATGTCAAGCTGGGGCTGGCTTCTCTACTCTGTAGGGAAGAGGTTTCTACTCTTGGTTGGCTTGCACGGGGTTGGGTAACTCCTGCTTTTGGTGAACCTGTGTTTTCCATTATTCTTCCTTTGGAGGTGACTTTTCTTGGGGAGGGGGTTGCTGCATCGCTCTTTCCTCTGCTTTTTTCTCCATAATCTTCAATCTGTCTTGCAACAGTTGTTTCATAGGAGGCTCTAGCAAATCAAGCAGGGATTCTTTGTCAATGACTTGTGCTTTGAACAAGTTAAATGCTAATTGGCGCAAGTCTTCCATAAAAATGGGCGAGTTGCTGTGAGCATCCACTTTGACCACAAAATCATCGGTAAATTGTTCTGCAATGAACTTGTTACCATTCACATCTTTAAAGTGCGTATCGTCATAGACTTGCATACACTTGAGATACAGGGTTGCCAGTTTTTCTAGGCTGTCTTCAATAACCAGCGCCCGTTTCTTGGCTCTACTGCTACCAAGACGAGCAAGCTGACTAGCATGACCAGAAGAGCGCACCCCAGATTCACCTTTGCCTTGCAAGATAGAAGAAATACCAGAGGCCTCTTCAAACATGTTATCAATTTCATTAATTTCTCTAAACAAGTCAGGTGGGATAGTAGGCGCTAACTTCTCCACCTTGGCATTAGGCATGTCAGTTGCTAGTAAACCACCAGCCCGGTTAAGAGCAAAGTTCTTTTCGTCCAAGATGCCAGTAAAACCAATCAGTGCAGTAGGGGGCGATACCTGTTTACTCAGCAAGTCTAAGATTTCAGCCATACGTTTTGTGCGTAGCTGTTGCAAGTAAATTAAACGGGCAACTTCAGACGTACCCCAATAGTAATCGTACTGAGGGTTAGGGCAAATCTGGATAAAGGGAAGTTCAC